GTGCCCGCCGATGTAGCCCTGCCCCAGCAGCCCCGGCGCGAGCCAGTAGGCCGGGCCGTGGTAGCTTTTGAACCGGAACAGCAGCGGGCGCGGCTCGTCCAGTTTCCCCGCCATCTCGCGCATCGCCGCGAACGCCCCCGCCGTATAGCGGTCGTCGTCGTCGTTGAACGTCAGCCACTCGCCGCGCGCCACCGCCATCGCCGCGTTGATCTGGCCGTGGCCGAACGTGTGCGCCGCGCCCGCGTGCGGCACGTAGCGCAGCCCCACGCCCTCGGGCAACTCCGCCGCCAACCGCAGGCACAACTCGCGCACCAGTTCCAGCGGGCCATCGGTCGTGTCGGCCGCCACCAGCACCTCGTCGCCCTCCCGGCACTGGTGCAGCGCGCTCTCGACCGACCGCCGCAGCAGCCTGATCCGGTCGAGGTCCGTCGCCACGGTGGGGATGATGGCGGTGATCGTCGTCACGCGAACACCTCCACCTCGAACTGCGCGCCCACCACCCGCCCGCCAGCGATGTCGTTGGCGAAGTAGTTGGTCAACCCCACCACGCGCACCGAATCGGCCACGCGCACCGTCGCCACCGTCAGCGGCCCCCCTTCCAGCGCGGCGACGATGCTCTTGGCCCCGTCCGGCGCGAGGTAGGGGTCGAGGTTGGTCTGCGCGTGCCCGATCTCCGCCGCCGCCACCGCCACGGTCACGGCGATGGCCCAGGTCGTGCCATCGGGGAAATCGGCGTGATAATTGGCGCGCAGCGGGAATGTCCACGCCGCCGGGTACTTCGGCGCGGCGGGCTCGATGGCATACGCCGTCAACCCCTCGATGGTCGCCAACCGCGCCTTGATGCCGTTGCGAATCTCCGTCAACGTCGCCATCTCAGCTATCCTCTGGTCGTTGCTGGTGGCTTGACCGCATCGGCGGTATCCACGTCCCCGGCCCTTCGTTGATGGCTTGGCCCGGCCTGCCGGGAATGATTCCGGTCTGCGCGGTGTCTAACTCCTTGCGTTGCTGCTCCTCGCGCTCGCGTCGCTCTCGCCGGTAGTACTCCCTCGCACGCTCTTGCTCCTCAAACATCGGGCGGAAGATGAAAAACCACATCGCCCAGATACCGACGATGAGCGGCAGGACGAACAGCAACAGAGTCGCGATAAGCATTTCCATCTCAGCCCGCCATCCTGACGACCACCGTCTGCGCCACCTTGCTGAACAGGTTGATGACTCGCCCCTGGTTCCCCTCGAATGCGGGCATCATGTAGGGCCGGGGCCTGGTCCCCTTGCGCGCGATGCTCCGCGCCAGCACATAGGGATTGATGCCCTTGCGGTTCGCCCAGCCCTGGATCGCGCCGATCGGCGGCATCTTGCCCGGTCGCCGCCCCTTCTCGACGTACAGCCCATACGCCACGCTCGGCCCGATCTTGCTGGTCAGGTTCGCCCCGCCCCCGGTGATGGTGTGCGTGATGCTGCCGCCCAGTCGCCCGGTGTCCTTCGGGGCCAGCCCGCGCGCCGCGCCCTCGATCAGCAGCGACCCCGCCGTCAGCGCGGTGCGGACCTCGGTCGCCAGCGTGGCCGGGGCACCCGCCACGCCCGCCTGCAACCGCTCCAACCCCTCGATCCGCACGTCGATCTGCATGGCTAGTAGACCCCCGCCCCGAGCGACCGCGCCGCGCGATAGGGTGCCAGGAGTGCCAGCACATCCGGGTCGGCCTTGCTGATCCGCGTGAACTGCCCCAGGTCTACCGTCTGGAGGATGCCGAACGGCGCACCACGGCGGTTGTAGAGCCGCGCCGCTTGCAGCAGGCACGCCTCGATCACCGCGCTGGGGGCCTCGCCATCGACCACATAGCCCCAGTTGCCCGTCACCTCCACACGGTAGCCGGGCGTGAACGCCTGGGACGAGCGCGGCGCGATCTGCAATTGGTTGTAGATGCCGCTGTCGGGGTGGGATTGCGCGGGCATGAGCCAGTAGTCGGTCGTCGCCAGGGTGCGCGAATAGCTCAGGTCGCCCAGTTCGTCCACCTTGACGCTGGTCACGGTGCGGATATCGGGCGTGAGGTCGAGCAGGGTGGCGCAAGTTGCGGTGAAGTATTTGGTCGCCCCGGTCTCCGCCGCGAACGTGCGCCCGGTGTGCCGCTCGATCAACCCCGTCGCCGCATCCAGGCAGAGTTGCAGCAGGGTCTCGTCGTCATCCGTGAAGCTGGCCGCACCATCGGACGAGGCCGACAGGTGCGCTTGCAGCAGCGCGAGGTCCGCGTAGGACATCCGTGGGCTCCTTTCAGAGCGAGGGGGCCGGGAGGCCAGTTGCCCGACCTCCCGGCGAGAGGTCTCCTATTCGGTTGTCCCGACCCTTACACCAGGCCGGTCACGGAGCAGAACGCGTAGGGCCGCTTGACGGCGAATGCCGCCCGCAACTCGCCCAGGATCGTCAGCATGTTGCGGACGAACTGGTCATCGATGTAGCCCATCCGAATCGCCGACTGCTGGCGGTCGAACAGCGCGTGCGTCACCGGCGTGAAGTTGCCGACGATGCCGGTGCCCGAGGTCAGCCCCTGCACCTTCGTGACGGGCATCCCGAAGATGGTCATCGGCCCCACCTGCGACGGCGGCCCCATCAAGTAGCCCCCGAGCGTGGCGGTCGCGGCGTTCTCGCGGAGCAGGCGCAGCGTCTGCCAGTTGACCGGATTCAGCAACACGTCGGTCGCCATGAACTTGCCCGACACCTCGATCTTGGTCGCCATGTAGAGCAGCGTGTCGAGATTGTTGGTCCCCGCCGCCGTGGCCTGGGTCAGGATGCCCTGGTTGAGCAGCCCCTTGAGGTTCGGGCTGGTGCCGTCGCCGCTGATGATCTGGTCCTCAAGCTCCTCGTTGAGCATGATCAGCAACTCGCCGTTGATGATGTCCTGCATCTGGGGCGCGTCGGCCAGCGCGCGCGTGGTGATCGGAATCCAGGTCGCGATCACCTCCACCGCCTGGGTCACACGCTCGTAATTGATCGCGCTCTCGGGCTTGAGGCCGCTGGTGCCCGTGGTGGCGGTCGCCTCGGCCACGGTCGCGGCGTTGTTGGTCCGCGTGATCTGCTTGATCCAGTCGATCGTGTCGCTGCTCGTCCGCACCCGGTTGATGATGTCGAGGAAGCTGTACGGGCGCGGGCGGATGTCCACGTAGCCCGGCTGGAAATCGTTGAGCACGAACGCGCCCGCGCCGCTGACCGAGTTGCCGACGACCAGCGTCTTGAGCGAGAGCATGGAGTAGTCGAGCGGGATGCCGAACTCGGGCAGCCGCGCCTGGCTGTTGTCGAACGCGCGCGACTCCACCAACGCCTTGTACTGCGCCGACTCGGTGAACGCCTTGCCCGGCAGCACGAGCCCCTTGTGCCCGACCGCGACGAGGTGATCGCGCTCGTCGGCCGTCTCCGGGTGGCGCATCGGGGTCGCCGGGGTCATCGCGCGCGATTTCTCCTTCGCCATGCGCGTCCGCATGGTCTCGATCTCGCCCAGTTCGTCGCGCCGCTTCTCGATGCCGTCCAGTTCCAGATAGACGCCCTTCGCCTCCTGGAACTTGCCCTCGTTCAGCAGGGCCTCGGCCTTCGCGATGGTGTCGAGCGCGAGGCGATTCAACGCCTCGACGTTGTGCTCGGTCGCCAGGGGATGATTGGTGTGCATGACCGTCATGCCGTCCTCCGCAATGCCGCCCGCTTGCGGGCGAGTTCAAGCCGCAGTGACATCTCCGCCGCCTCGGCTTCCGCGTCCGGTGGCACGACCCGCAGCGCGCGCAACTCCCGCGCGGCTTCCGCCGCCGCCAGCAGTTCATCGATCGCCGCGTTGGTCTGGTCGTTGAGCGCGCGCCCCTCGGCACTGCGCCGCTCGTGCGTGGCTTTCGCCTGCCGCACGGCGGTTGCCAGTCCGTGGGTCACTTGCTGGAGGAGCAAATGGAGGGGTTGGTCGGCCTTGAACGCGGTGATCACCGCGTTGGTATTGGCCGGGATGGTCACGATGGAGACCTCGACCAACTCGACCGCTTTCAGGATGCGCACGCCATCCTCGCGGTAGTCGGCATCCTCGGTCATGAAGCCGATGGACAGGGAGTCCACCAGCCCCGCCTTGAGCAGTTCGTGCGCCTTCTTCCCGGTGTCGGTCGGCACCAGCGACCACCGCCCGAACAGCCCCTTGGCGTCCTCGTCCAGGCTGATCACCTTGCCGATCGGCTCGCCCATGTCGTGCTGCCACAGGAGGCGCACGTTGGGCCGCTTCGCCAGCGAGTCGAGGAACGCGCCCTTGGCGACCACATCGCCGTAGCTGTCGGGGTCGCCGCCGAACGTGGAGGCGTAGCCCGCGACTTCCCAACCGTCGCCGACCGTTTTGACATCGGTGAGTTTGAAGGGGAGTGCCTTGGTTTCCACCGCGCCTCCGGGCAAAGGGGAACGCCCACCGAAGGCGACGAAAGTCGCGCTAGGGTGGGCGTTGTGCCCGAAGAGTTCAGTTCTATACCATACTAGCCTATCGTCATGTTACTGTCAATCTGCGACCCTGGTGAGCGTCTTGCACCGCTCGCAGCGCACGGTAGCAGGGAGTGAGGCCACGACCTCACGCCCGTCGTCGTTCATGAACAGGTAGCGGCCATCGGTCACGCCCAGCCACTTTCGACACCGCCCCTCTCGCCCCTCGCAGATGATCTGCCTGGACCGGGGGCCGGGGTGGCGCGGCAGTCGCGCCGTGCTGGTGATGGCCTGTCGCTCGTAATCGATCATGCCGCCTGCCTCCTGCCCTGCTCCAAGAGCCAGCTGAACGCATCCACCCAGCGCACCGCGCCCGTCTGCAAGTTGTGCCGCTCGGCTACCTCCTTCCGGAGCCGCCGCGCCAGCACCCGCCGCCGCTGGCCGTCCTCCACCAACGCCGACAGCCCCGCCGCCCACTCGTCGGCCGTGTTCGCCACCAGCCCGGTATCGTTGTGCCGGATGATGTCGCGGTAGAGCGCGCTCGTCGCCACCACCGCCGCCCCGCTCGCCCCGTACTCCAGCGCCTTGATCACGCTCTTGCAGGCGTTGAACGGCGTGTCGTCCACCGCGCAGCAGCCGATGTCAACATTCACCAGCCCCGCCGGGTACTTCGCCAACTCGATCCACGGCAGCACGGTCAGCCGCGCGGGCGCGATGGCCTCCGTGATCAGCGGCGGGCAATGCCCCTGCACCACGAAGCGCACGCGCGGGTGCCGCTCCGCCACCTCCCGCCACCCCGCGACCATCGCCGCGAGGTCGTTGTCGAGCCGTCGCGCGCCCGCCCAGCCGATGGTCAGCGGCGGCACCACGCGCGGGGCCTGCCGCTGGATCATCCGCCACCAGTCGTGATCCAGCAGATTGGGGCAGACCGCCACCGGGATGACCCCGCCCGTCGCCAGCATCGTCACCGTCTTGAGGCGCGGCGTGCTGACGATGATGCCGTCGCACAGTTCCACCGTCCTGATCGCCTCCCGCGCCTGCCGCAGCTTCACCGGGTCATCGATCAGGTGGTCCTCGATGTGCAGGAAGAGATCATCGTCGCACTCGAACCAGACCGCGAGGCCGATCCGGTGCATCCGGCCGATGAACTCCCGCGCGAGATCGATGGCCCACGCGGGCCAGGTGGTGCGACTCAGCACGATGGCGTCGTAGCGGTAGCGCAGCACCGCCGCCATCAGCGCGTCGGTGTCGGCGTCCTTCGGGCACCAGTGGACGGTATACCCCTGCCGCTCCAACTCCGCGCACGGCTGGTAGACGCGCCACATGGACGAGCCATCGGAGCCGCCGGTCATGAACAACACGCGCGGGGCGGTCATACCACCCCCTCCCTGAGCACCGGTATCAACACCAGCGAGCAATTGTGTGTTAGAATATTCTCAGCAACGTACCACCCCGCTTGCGTCTGGAGGTTGTAGACGTGCCCACGAAATGGACGCCTGAGAACCTGAGTGATGCGCGACGGCTCTACGAGGAGGGCCGCAGCTTTGCAGAGGTCGCGCACATGGTTGGCATTGATGCCGAAACGCTGCGCCTCGCGTTCCGTCGTGTGGGCTTCGAGATACGCCCACGGGGAGTCGCCATACAGCGCCGACGCGATCAGGTCTATCGGGCTTTGTATGACCGCTACCTCGCTGGTGAATCCGCTGTCTCCATCGCTGTCGATGTAGGGTACGACGTTGGGAACCTGCTCACCGCCTGGAAGCGGCGCGGCTACCCGATCCGCAACGGCAGCGAGGCCGCCCGCTTGCGCTTCGCTCGCATGTCCGACGCCGATCGTTGCGCGCTCACCTTCAACGCCCACACCACGCGCACGGGACAGCATCCGAGCCTTGATACCCTGGAACGTGCGGCTCTCACGCGGGAGCGGATACAGTCCCACGCCACGGAGCGAGAACGCTGGTTCGCCGGGTTGCTGGCCGATGCTGGCTGCGTCCCAACGCTCCAAAAAGCGGTTGGTCCGTATAACTGCGACATCGTCATCGGTGCCGTCGCCGTGGAAATCTTCGGCGGCGGTTGGCATGGTGGTGGTCGCGCTTACTCCCGATGGCCCCAGCGTGCGCGCTATCTGCTCGACAGGGGATGGTCGGTCATCGCTGTCTGGGCCGAACAGCATCGCCAGCCGTTGGAGGTCGCCGCAGCGGAATACGTGATCGCCTTCGCTGAGGCTGCCCGCCGCAACCCACCCGCGACCGCTCAATACCGGGTGATTCGGGGTGACGGTGAGGAGATCGTTTCGGGCTGTGCGGATGACCACGACTTCCCCATCAAACCACCGCGCGGAACTCGCAAGCACATCCGGTGCGAGCACCAGCGTCTCACCGACTAGGCAATTCGGATGGTCCAATGGCGGGGCCTCGTCCAGCGGCACCGTGGTCCCCGCGCGCGCGAGGCAAGTGTCGGTGTGGTCCTTACCCCTGGTGGCGTCGCTGATCTTGACCCGATCCACCAACCCCGAGGCGGTGTAGCGATTGATCGCCGCCAGCCGCTGCGCCTCGGCGATCTCCGTGCTGGCGACCGTGAACGGACGGGATTTCCATGTCACGTCGAACAGGTGCGCGATGCCGTCCGCGATCTCCTGCGTCGTCCACCCCTCCCGCTGCCCTTGCGCCAGCACATCCGCGATGGCTGCGCGCGTGGTCTCGGTGATGCCGACCACGCGCGTGGCCGCCTCCCGCAAGATCGCCTCGGTGTCCTCATCGCGCAGGCGGAACGTCGCCGGATTGACCGGGAGCGAGTCGCGCACGAGGTAATGCACCTCCAGCAGCACGCGGCGATAGACCGCATCGAGCAGGAATTGCAGGCGCGTCTCCTCATCGTCGGGCACGAGGTCGTCGGCGCGCAGTGCTTTGACGGCGCGGGCGGCACCCATCTACGCCCCCTCCCGCACGCGCCCCAGTACCCGCCGTTTCAGCCCCGCCATGTAGGTCAGCATCGCTTCTTCCAATGGCCCCTCCTGCCCCTCCTGCCCCGCCTGCAACGCGCGCAGCATCGCCTCGAAGTCGGCCGCGTTGACCGCCTTGACCGCGCGCGCGCTGCGGATGGGCGTCGGCGCGTCCTGCTCGTCGCCCGGTGCCGCCTGGTCCGTCGCGGTCGCCTGCTGCCTGCTGCCGCCCACCTCGGCCATGCCGGGGGCGGGGGACTCCGGGAACCCCGCCTCGCTCCGCGCCTCGTTGGGCGAAAGGAACGGCCCGCCCGCCGCCAGCACCAGCCGCGCGTACATCGCGTCCATGTCCGGCTGCAACGCCCGCATGTCCGCGATGTCGTGCCGCAGCACCACCGAGGGATCGGCGTTGAACTCGGGCAACAGTTGCTCCGTCAGTACCGCGTCGTCGTCCGCGTAGGCCGGGATGATCGTGCTCTCGATGAACAGTTCGCGCGCCTCCTTGAAATTGGCGTAGGTCGCGCGGTCCAGCCCCGCGCCCAGCCCCGCGATGATCGCGGGCACGCCCAGCACCGCACTGATCCGCTCCTCGGGCAGCCGGTGCAAGGCGGTCAGGTCCAGTTGCTGCGGGTTGAAGCCGAACTGATCCACCTTCGCCCCGCCGAACAGGACCGCCGTGCCGCCCTGGTTCTCGCCGCCGAACGCCGCGTTGATGGCGTCCTTGACCTTCTTGGCCTCCTCCTTGCCGGGGTCGCCCGCCTCGACCGGGTAGCTCGCCACCAGCCCCGGTACCGCGTTATTCCGCACCAGCCGATCCCCGAACGCGGTGGCATTGACGTCGGTCTGCGCCTCCCGCACCAGCAGCCTGAGCGGCGACAGCCCGTACTTGTGGTCGCGGTCGTCCAGGCCCCAGCGGAAATGCACGATGTCGCGCGGGTCGATCTCCTCCTTGTTCGCCTCCCCATCGCCGAACTGGTAGACGTAGGCGTCGATGAAGTTGGGCGACCGCCGCCGCCGGATCGGCCAGCAGACCGAGGGCGACAGCGGCCACAACTCCACCACCGCGCCGTTCGCCGCGCGCAGCTTGCGCCAGTAGGCGTTGCCATACACCGCCTTGCAGTACTGGGTGTAGGCCCAGAGCATGTTCCCGGTCAGGTGCGGGTTGGGGCGGGCGAGGAGGTCGGTCGCCGGGTGGGGGTCGATGGGTTCCAACTTCTCCCCACCCGTGCGCCACGCCTTGACCGGGGCCTCGGTGTAGGTGCGCTGGATCGCCTGGACGCAGGCGTAGACCGCCGAGTTGAGCGCGTAACCGTCGCCGTAGGCCGCGCGCAACGCCTCCGTCGCCCCCGGCCCATGCACCAGCGTCCCCAGGCTGATCGGGTTGGGCAGGAAGATCGGCGGCGGCACGCCCGGTGCCGCCTTTTCCTCGGTCTGCGGGGTGCGCAAATCCTCCTCAATAAGCCAGGACCACGCCTTGCCAAGCCAAGTTTTCGCCATCGTCCTCCGTCACTCTCGCAATGGTCGTCGCACGTCAGTAGGCCCCGATCTTCACCACGCCCAGCCCCTCGGCCCACGCCACCGCGTAGCGCAGACAGTCACAACCGTGGTCATCGACCTTGACGGGTTCCTCCTTCACCGGGCGACCGTCCGCCGCCTTCTGCCACACGTAGCCGTCGATCTCCTGCTCGGTACACAGCGGCTTCTTGGCCTCCACCAACCGCTCGTCCCGACTCACGAGGGAATCGCGCAGGAGAAAGAGGCGAGGCTTCCCGTCGCCAGCAGGACGCAACCGATCCTGCACCGCCTGGATGCCCACCGTAACCGCCTTGAACGCGGGCACGGTCGGGATGCCAGCCGCATGAAGCGTCGCCCGGTCCTCGGCGTCATGGTCGGCGACGGTGGCGACGTAGGACTCACCGGCGGAGAGTCGCTTGATGTCCTCCGCATGATCTGCCACGATCCGCTGCGTGCGGTAGATTTCCCGGTAACGGTAGAGGCGCCCGTCAGGGTCGATCGCCCACCATTGGCATACAAAACTATTGGTATACCCAAAATCCACGACACGGAATCGTCGCCACTCTGCGGGGATGGCGAACCTGTCGATGAGGTGGATTGAGGCATCCCAGTTGTCATACACAATCCCTTCCGCCGCCGCCCACTTGCCCTCATAGAGCCGCGCCCGCCGCACCCCGGTCAGCTTCGCCAGTCGCCCCAGCACGTAGCTGCGCCCCTCCGGCGTCCAGTCGGTGCCGTCGTGATACTTCGGGTTGTCGGTGTGCTTGGAGAGATGCCGCGCCATCAGCCCGCGATTGGCCCGCTGGTTGAGCCAATGGGTCGGCGCGTCGGGGTTGACGTTCGCGATCATCTGCTGGTAGGGCATCTTGTAGTTGCGGTTGCGCGTGCCGAGTTTCTCCCAATCGTCCTCGGTCAGTTCGGTGGCCTCTTCCGCGAAGATCAGATCGTATTGGGTGGACATGACCTTACTGGACTTGTCCATGCCGCCGACGATGATCTCCGAGCCGTTCGGGTAGA